CGTATCGAACAGCTACAAAAAGAACTACATAAACTATCCATGTTTGGATTGCTGGCTGTAAAATTTTTAAATTTACCTGATGAACTAGAAAGTTCACTGAATGCTATCCATGATGTCTCACACACTATCAAGGATGTATTAGATGGGATGAGCCCTCAAGAGGTTATTGATAAGAACATGACAGAGGAATATGACGAGGAGTAAGGACAATGTGGAATAAATTAAAAGACTTTTTTGGACTAGATGAAATCTTAGCAGATGAGCCAATCAAAGAACTAAAACAAGACAACAACAATCTAATTGATATAAGAGCTTTGCAGATTGAACTTAGAAAATGTAAAGAGGAGATCAGACAGAAAAATGACTTACTAAATGAGCTGTCTACTGAGAATATTAAACTTGCTCAAGGTCTTAAAAATTGCTCTGAAATCATCTACGATCAGGAAAAACTAATCAAGGTCTTTCAGGATATTTATAACAATGGAGGCAAATGATGGACAGAGGACTTTTTGGGACTTTTGACTATGATAGGGACTACTTACAACCCACTGAGCCTCAGGATGAGCTTGACCCAGCTGATTATGTATTTAGCGCTGGTCAGTGGTTCTATGTAGGAGATTGTTAGCCTATGGATAGAGAGCACTATGAGGACAATGCCTATTGGAGAGAAAGACACCTTAGGACTTGCTACGAGTTAGGCGCCATTATTGATGAGCAACAAGATAAGATAGTAGCCCTTGCAAACGAAAACAAACGCTTAAAGCGTGAGAATTGGAATTTAAAACATAATAGAGGTAAGAGAAGATGACAAATGATATTCAAACAGCAGAGAAAAATTTTTTAGAAGACCCACAGACATTGACAAGTGGGATTGTTAGAAAATATCTTGACCCACAAGGGAAAGCTAGTGATGAGGAATTAGCTTATTTCATTGCTCAGGCAAGAGTACAAAACCTAAACCCTTTTACTAGAGAGATTTATTTCATCAAATACGGAAATCAACCAGCTCAAATAGTTGTAGCTCAAAAAGCATTCCAGAAAAAAGCTGACGCTCACCCTCAATATGACGGGATGGAGTCTGGGATAATTTATGAAAAAGATGGCGAAATCCAACGCTCTGAGGGTGCTTTCTTACCAAAAGGGGCAGAAATTTTAGGAGCGTGGGCGGTAGTATATAGAAAAGACCGTACACACCCAACAAGAGCAGAGGTCACTTTCTCTGAGTACGATAACTCAAAGATTAGAAAAGAGGGGAAAATCAATCAATACGGCAAAGAAAACAAACCTAACACATGGGATGAAAAGCCAGCAGTTATGATACAAAAAGTAGCAACAGTAACAGCTCTTAGAAATGCTTTCCCTAATGAATTAGGCGGACTTTATGAGGCTGATGAATTGAGAGAAGTTAAGGACATTACACCTCCAGCGCCTCAAGAGAGTAAAGAGGATGTAGTAGCACGCAAGATGGCTCAGATTGAGCAATTTAACAGAGAGCAAGAGGCAAGCCATGTAACACCTGAGATGGAGCCTGAGGCACCTCATGAACCAATCCAGGGCGAGTTAATAGATGACAATGAGCTTGAATTTTAGAAAAAAGGAGGAGCAATATGCAAGAATTACAAGTAAAAATAACACAGGCTCAGGTTGAAATCATTGACCGTGAGAAATTTGAGCAGAATATCAATGAGGTAGTGACTAAATATCAAAATTACACGGTCACAGCCTCAACCATCAAGGATGACAAGCAAGTCCTTGCCAATCTACGCAAACTAGACAAGCAAGTCTCTGATGAGCGTATCAGAAATAAAAAGTTATTGTCAGAGCCTGCTGATGAGTTTGATAAATACATCAAGCAAGCCATCCAGCCATTAAAAGACATCATTGAAAAAATTGATGTAGATGTCAAAGAGTTTGAGAACCATCAAAAAATGGTCAGACTGGACACGGTTAAGGCTTACATCTCAAACAAGTCAGCTGAGTACATGATAGACCCTAGAGTCTTTGATGAAAAAGCGACAGAATACATCAAGGCTAGTGATTTCATGGCTGATGGAATGACACTAAAAAAAGCAACCATGAAAAGCCTTGATGATATGGTCACCTTTGAATTTCAGAAACAGCAAGAGCTTGAGAAATCTAAATCAGCTATTTCAGGCCTCTGTGCTGAGTATGGGATGACTGACTCTCCTTATATCAGAATGTTAAGAGACTTGACCCTTGCTGAGGTCTTTGAACAAATTAAGGCTGATTATGCTTTTCAGAGAGAAAAACAAGAACTTGAACGCGCAAGACAAGAACTTGAGCAAGCTAGTCAGCCAAAATCAACAGAGACCCCAAAATTCGACCCAGAGACAGGCGAAATCTTAGACAGTGAGCAAATCCCTCAAAATGAGACAAATGAGCTCAGAGGGGCTGAAAATAGCTTAAAACGATATACCCAAAAAATGACAGTTGAGGTGTATCTTGTAGACACAGCTGACAAAGACCATTTTAAATCTACGCTTGAGCAGGCTGGGTACACAGTAAAGCATAATTACAAGGTTAGTGGTTATCAACGTATCGAACCTTTGACACAGGATGAGCTCAATGAGCAGAACGGGTGGTAAATATGGAAATTAGAAAAGTAACTGATAGCATAGCTATCTACTCAGACGGCAAGAGATTGCAGGTTATCCACAACCTAGGGGATGAGTTTATCTTAGATTTTGAAATTAAAAATTACAAAACTATAAATATTGATGACCTGAGCCCTCGTATTGTGAGTGAGATTACTCCAATTTTTAAAGTGAGTGGGTACTGCTCACGGCGTGGAGAAGACACCCAACGCTTAAAATGGGCTATCCGTCAATTTGAGGACTTTGATGAGTATATTAAAGATAATGAGGATGACCTGCTTGATTGGTCAAAAAATCCAGGGAGGAAAGTAAATGATAAATAATGTCACGCTAATTGGGAGGCTAACAAAAGACGCAGAACTACGTTATACCCCGTCAAACGTGGCAGTCGCTACGTTTACCCTAGCAGTCAATCGCACTTTCAAAAATGAAAATGGCGATCGTGAAGCTGATTTTATTAACTGCGTGATGTGGCGACAACAAGCTGAAAACCTTGCTAATTGGGCGAAGAAAGGCGCATTGATTGGAATTACTGGACGCATTCAGACACGAAACTACGACAACCAACAAGGGCAACGGGTTTATGTAACTGAAGTAGTCGCTGAACAATTCCAGCTTTTAGAAAGTCGCAATAAATAACAAGAACAGGCTCCAGCTCAACCTAGCAACAACTACACAGGAAATAACAACCCATTCAGTCAACCTGACCCATTCAGTGTCTCTGATGATGATTTGCCATTTTAGGAGCTGCTAGATGAAATTAACACTAGACATTGAGCCTAAACCACAATCAAGGCCACGGTTTACACGGTTTGGGAGGCCTTATGATGACCCTAAAATGAAAGCATGGCGCAATAGTTGCCAGTTACTCATTGCTAATCAGTACATGGGTCAGCCTATTCTTGAGGGAGCTTTGAGGGCACGGCTTAGATTTTACATCAAGCCCCCTAAATATTTGTTAAAAGTCAAGAAACACCATCAAGCGCTACTAGATGAGGTTATACCAGTAGACAAAAAGCCTGACATAGACAACTATGAAAAGGCTCTATATGACAGCATGTCAGGTATTGTCTTTAAAGATGATGGTTAGATAGCTTTGCATGATGTAGGCAAATTTTACAGCCTAAATCCTAGGATAGAGATAGAAATTGAGGAAATGAGATGGAATGGCTAATAGATAATATAGACCACCCCATTATATGTATTCTGTTTTTCGTAGTTGGGCTTATTTTGGGTAATATAGAACCATTCAACCCACCACCTGCAACTAGCAAACAACCTATAATTATTTATAAGGTTGATAATGCTGGATCAGGAATACATAGGAAAATCAGTGATAAAGAAATCATAGAGGGGCGCTACACTGTCACAGTGCCCTCTTTAGGGAAATTCTTAGTGACCAAGGAACAATATGAGAGTATCAGAGTAGGTGATGATATGCCTACATACTTGAAATAAAGGAGCAAAAAATGGACTATAAAAAACCATTAACAGAAAAACAGCTTGAGCGCTTTGCATTCATGCTCAGACAGAAACGGCTAGATATGGGTTTGACAATTAGTGACCTGGCATATAAATTAGGTTATTCAGAGTCAAGTATCTCATGCTGGGAGAATAAGAAGAAAAAGCCCAATTTATACAAAGTGGAGGATGTGGCCAGTTTCTTTGGAGTCCCACTAAATATCATGATAGGTGAGGAATAAGGAGATAGAGGAATGACTACACAGGAATTGATTGAAAAAATAAATAAAATCGCTATTGAGACACCTTTCCCAAATTCTAAAATTGTAGACCACTTGGAAGTAATTAAACTGATTGAGCAACTAGAAGAACCGCAGAAAGTCAAAATCCCGCAATTTGTGGCTGATTGGATTGAGGTTTGTAAAGAGCATTTAACGCACAGTTTATATACTGCTATGACTCCAAATTTTATGAAAGAAAATGGTCAAAGTCTCGATCTTATTTTATGGATTAAAAAGGCGAGCAACCAAGACATCTTCGCTCGAGCATGGCTTGACGGCTACGAGGTCGAGAAAGAAAAGCGGTATTTGGTTAGTCTAAAGAATGGTCAACCTTTGGTTAGAGCGCCATTAAGGAAAAATTTTTATTTTAACCAAAATATAACAGCTGGGAAATATAAAGCTACCCGCAAAGAACTAGAAGAAGCAGGCTTTGGTTGGGTGTTTGATTGTGAGGGAATTGAGATAGAGGAGGTAACGGAATGAACGAGCAGTTTGTTTTGGAATTAAAGAAGTTGATGAATTGTTTTCCTGAATCATACATAAATCGCAACCTTGAAGTAATTCTTATACCTAAAACCAACACTTGCTTTTCTCTCGTCGGTTGTGGCACAAAGAAAGACATAATTGCAAAAGTCTTGATGTGGTGTACTAGAGATATAGATAAAGGTGAGCCTTATCAACAACGAAAACGAAATATAGACTTTTATGTGGACAATCGCGATCGTTTAAGAAAATATTTAGGTGCAGATATCAATGTGCATGTGGTTTATGATCGCTTAGGAAATGGAATTAACAAAGAACTAACATACAGATTTATCGAGAGTGGTTTTGATATGAATTTACTTTATAAGGAGGTAACAGAATGACAGTTGAACAATTCCTTCAATCATTATCATACCTTATGTGGACTTCATATTGGTCAGTAATTTTTTATAAGTTCTTTAAAAATAATAAAGAAAAATAATAAAGATTGAGGAGGTGCAAGATGATACCAAAATTTAGAGCGTGGCATAAAGAGCTAGGCAGAATGATGTTAATAGAAATTATGTATTTCTTTTTCTTTGACAACGAGCTTGAAGAGCTTGAATTGAATGATCCAGTTATGAATGATCATATTTCAGTTTATCCTGACGAAATCGTACTCATGCAATCAACAGGACTCAAAGACAAGAACGGTAAGGAAATCTTTGAGGGGGATGTTCTTGAAATTCAGGGACTTAGAATGGTTGTAAAATTCGGAAGTTATAGATACCTTGAACCTTCAAATATGGGCTGTCAATCTTTTGCTGTTGTTTATGACGGGCTTGGTTTTTATGTAAAAACTTTTAATGTCATTGCTCCAGATGACATTAGTCCATTTGAACCAGAAACACTAAAAGAAAGTGTTGTTATTGGAAATGAATTTGAAAATCCAGAACTTTTGGAGGCGGAAGAATGAACCAACTGAAAAAAGATTTTATTTTAGCTATCAATAATTTAAAAATTGATATTATAAACAACTCAGATAAGCTAGACAGCTATGAGCTAGGAAATATCAAGAGACATGCAAGGGATTTATATGAGAGTCTTATATGGTTGCAGTATGCTGCTGAGGAGAATGAAAATTGAAACGATTTATCGCAATCTGGATATTATTATCCGCTGGATTGAATGTCTGGCAGAGTATCCAGATTAAGAAATTAGAAGAAAAGCGACCTATTGTAATCTACAAAGCAGACAATCAAGGCGCAGAAATCAAAGGCAGAGTCGTCCGCAAGGAGAAGATTGGCGACCTGTACACGATCACAATGCAGAACTACGGCATTTTCGTAGTCACACAAACAAGCTACGAAACTTTAAGGATTGGAGACGAGGTGAGATTATGAAACCTAAAAAATACCCGTATTCAGGAGTTGCAAAAACAAAGAAAACAACTAAAGAAGAAAAGCTAGAGATGGTGGTCTTTCCTAATATTTCATTAAGAAAAGACATGCTCAAACATATATTTTCAGTTGTTAAAAATCATGACGATACTACCATCATTTATTTCAGGATTTCTAATTTTATGGGACTTTTTGGATACGAGGAACAAAACGTCAAAGTCAATTTGAAATATGAGGATACTATAAAAATTTTGAATAAAGCAAACTAAAGGAGAGGTAGAGAGTGAGCAAAGCTAAAGAACTCTTGACAGAGTTACAGAGCTTGGACATGGACATCCAAAGCCGTATAGATGAAATCAATGAGCTTGAGGCTGGGCTACTCTCAAGCCCTAAATGGACTGATGTAAAAGTCCAAAGTGGCCAAGTTAGAAAAATTGATGATGTATATGCTCAGTTAATTACTATGAAACAAGAGATAGAGCGTGACATTAAAGAAATCATAGATAGAAAGCTAGAACTGAGCAGGCTAATCAATAAGCTGTCAAATCCGAAATATAGGACAGTATTAAGGATGACATACATAAATAAAATGTATGTGGATGACATCTGTGACAAGATGGAGATCAGTAGGACTACATTCTATACATGGAGAGGCTTAGCTATTAGTGAGTTAAATGATTTACTAAATCGGACTAAATCGGACTAATAAGGCTAAAAATTGTTAGCACGGTTTTTAAAATCTGATAAAATGATAGTGTCAAATGCTGAAAAGGTTTGATATTATCTCCTTATGTTTTGAGAGGCTACGGCCTCTTATGGTAGTGGTAAAGGTTACGGTGAACCTCTAAAAATGTTGCTCCTACGGTTCGCCTCTGGTTCAATTCCAGACACTATCTTAATGACTACGAAAATAAAAAAACAAATGTAGTATCTATCAGTTGCAGGGTAGTAGTCGCCTTGCATTTTGAGGGAACGTAGCTCAGTTGGCAGAGCTTTTGATAATTACTTCAAAAGGTCGCAGGTTCGAGTCCTGTCGTTCCAATTGTATCTCTGTGAGTAGCTATCACAATAGGGGTACAGGGCGGTAATTAGATTTAGGCTGATTAACCTGTAGGACAGAGATAAAGTAGCGCTATATAAAGGCTCTGGTGGGGGAGGCACCCACTTACCGCATACAGTCACTCATTGAGTGGCTTTTTTATATTTCAAAACAAATAAACAGCAGGAGGTTTAGGCTTGGGTAGAGCAAGAGACCCCAACCGAGACAAAGCATTTGAAATCTATTCAGAAAACAATGGGAACATTGAACTGATTGAGATTGCTGAGCGTTTGGGTGTTTCAGCTGGCACTGTCCGAGGTTGGAAAAGTAAAGACAAATGGGAACCTAAAATAAAAGGAACGTTCCAAAAGAAAAATAAGGAACGCTCCAAAAAACCAAGAGGCGCTCCCAAAGGTAGCAAGAACGCTCTAGGACATGGAGCACCTAAAGGAAATACCAACGCTATCAAACATGGATTGTTTGCTAAGTATCTCCCTCAAGAGGTATATGAGATAGCTCAAGAGATTTCTGATAAACAACCTATAGACATCCTTTGGGAAAACATCACACTTACCTATGCAACTCTGCTACATGCTCAGCGTATTTTGCATGTGCAAGATATTGAGGACACTACTAGCCTTGTAACTAGCACAGCTAAAGGTGGTGTAGGATATGAACATCATACATCATGGGATAAGCAAAGCAGAGCCATCACAGCGATAGCAAGAGCTCAGACTGAGCTTAGAGGCATGATTAAGACTTATGACGAGCTTACACGCTCTCCACTTGTTACAGAGGAGCAACGCTTGAGGATTGATAACCTCAAAGCACAGTTAGGCTCTAATGACGAGGATGACACAGTCATAACTGGATTTACATTTGATAGGAGTGAGTACAATGGTAACACTGAACCTAGCCAAACTGATTAACCCAGTATTTGATGATGTCCTATACACAAATAAGAGCCATGTAGTGCTCAAGGGTGGCCGTGCCTCTACTAAGTCATCAGTGGTCTCTATTGATCTTGTAAATGACTTTATCAATGACCCTAATGGGAATGTGGTAGTCTTACGCAAAGTAGGCAAGTACTTGAGAATGTCAGTATATGAGCAGATTAGATGGGCTATCTATGAGATGGGCTTAGCTAATCAGTTTAAGTTTGGGAAATCTCCCTTACAGATTACTCATATCAAGACAGGAACAGCTTTTTATTTTTATGGGGTTGATGACCCTATGAAACTCAAGTCACAAAAGATAGCTAAAGGCTATGTCATGGCTGTATGGTTTGAGGAGCTTGCTGAGTTTGCTGGCCGTGAGGATATTGACATAGTTGAGGATACTTTCATCCGTCAAGAGCTACCAAATGGTAAAGAGGTCAAGGTCTATTTCACTTATAACCCTCCAAGAAATCCCTATGACTGGATAAATGAGTGGGTGGCTGAGAAAGCTAGTGACCCTACATACATGATCCATCATAGCACCTACCTTGATGATAGGCTAGGCTTTTTGTCTAGGCAGATGATTGAGAAGATAGAACGCTATAAAGAGACTGACCCTGACTATTACAGATGGATGTATTTAGGTGAGGTTATCGGTTTAGGTAATCATGTTTATAACATGAGCTATTTTAAACCACTAGAGAGTCTCCCTACTGATGATAAGCTAATAGGCATATCATTTGCTATGGATACTGGACACCAGCAATCAGCTACAACCTGTGGAGCTTACGGGCTCACAGCGAAAGGCAAGGTTATCCTGTTAGATACTTTCTACTATAGTCCAGCTGGCAAGACCATTAAAAAAGCCCCTAGTGAGCTATCTGTGATGATACATGATTTTATAGATAAGGTCATGAAACAGTACAGAGTACCTAAATTAAAAATGACCATTGATAGTGCGGAGGGAGCTTTGAGAAACCAATATTTCAGAGATTATGGAGAACGCTGGCACCCAGTTGCTAAGAAGAAAAATCAGACTATGATAGACATGGTCATCAGTTTATTAGCTGAGGGGCGTTTCTACTACCTTGACATCCCTGCTAATAGGATTTTCATTGAGGAGCATAAGATGTACCGATATGATGACAAAACCATCAATAGTGATGACCCTAAAGTTATCAAAGAGGATGATCACACAGTAGATGGTTTCAAGTATTTTGTCCTAGACAACGCTAGAGAGTTAAATCTAAAAGCCTAAAAGGAGCTAGTAATGGGAATAGTCCAAACAATTAAAGATATTTTTAAAAGGAGTAAATATGTGATGACTAGTCAAAACCTAACATACATCACTGACCATCCGAAAATAGCAGTGTCATCAGCAGAGTATGACCGTATTAGGGAGAATGTTAAGTATTTTTCAGGCCATTATCCACAAGTTGAATACACGGACAGCAACGGTACTAAAAATAAAAGAGATTTCAACCATTTGCCTATTGGGCGTACTGCTGCTAAGAAGATTGCAAGCCTAGTATTTAATGAACAGGCTGAAATTAAGCTAGATGATGAGGGTGCTAATAAGTTTATCCAACAACAACTACAAGATGACAGATTTACTAAGAACTTTGAGCGCTACCTTGAGAGTTGCCTAGCTCTTGGTGGTCTTGCTATGAGGCCTTATGTTGATGGCGAGCGTGTAAGAGTGTCATTTATTCAAGCACCTGTCTTTTTGCCATTGCAGTCTAACACTCAAGATGTGTCTAGCGCAGCAATCGTGACCAAGACCATCAAAGCTGATGGGAACAAGCAGAGATATTACACGCTGATTGAGTTTCATGAGTGGTCAAATGATAAATACACGGTATCAAACGAGCTATACAGGTCTGATAATCAGAATGCAATAGGCTCAAGAGTTCCACTGTCAGAGATTTATGAGGATTTAGAGGAAGTGGTGGAGTTAAATGGCTTGAGTCGTCCACTATTCACTTATCTAAGACCTCCAGGTATGAACAATAAGGACATCAATAGTCCTCTAGGTTTGTCTATCTTTGATAATGCAAAGACTACAATAGACTTTCTTAATACCACCTATGATGAATTTATGTGGGAGGTTAAGATGGGTCAACGTAGGGTGGCAGTGCCTAGCCAAATGATTAAAGCAGAATATAATCAAGATGGCGATAATGTCGTAGTCAAGCGTGAGTTTGAGGCTGGACATAATGTCTATGAGCAGTTTGACTCTGGTGACATTGATAAGGGTATAGGTATCACAGACCTTACTACACCTATTAGATCAGATGACTACATCAAGGCTATTAACGAGGGCTTGGCGCTCTTTGAAATGCAGATTGGTGTATCAGCTGGGATGTTTAGCTTTGACGGTAAGAGCATGAAAACAGCCACAGAGATTGTCTCTGAGAACAGTGACACATACCAAATGAGAAATAGCATTGTCAGCCTAGTAGAGCAATCTCTAAAAGAACTCATCATCTCAATGCTAGAGTTAGGCAAAGCCTACAAACTCTATAAGGGAAACATCCCTGAGATGGACAAAATTAGCATTAACCTTGATGATGGTGTCTTTACTGACAGAAATGCTGAGCTGGACTACTGGATAAAAGTAGTTAATGCTGGCTTTGGTACTGATACAATGGCTATTGAGAAAGTCCTAAACGTGACACCTGAAAAAGCCAAAAAGATTAAGGCTGAGATTGATGGTAATGTCATTGATGATGTAAATGATGAGCGTAGCTCTGAGGATGTCTCAACTTATGGAGAGTGATTAGATGGCTGATGTCAAAAAGAAACCAATCAAGCTAAATGATGAGCAGCTCATGCTTGACGCAAGTCATGTAGCGGACATCTACCATCAGCTAACTCTTGACCTTTTTGACCAAGTAATAGACCGTATCAAAGAGCGTGGCTCTGCTAGTCTTGAGGATAACCCTTATATCTGGCAACTTGAGAAAATGAATGAGATGGGCTTACTTAATGATGATAATGTCAGCCTTATCTCAGAGCGCTCAGGAATTGCTGAGGAACAGCTCAGGTATGTCATCCAAAATGAGGGCTACAAGGTCTATAAAGACACAAAAGAGCAGTTACTTGAGTCTATGGGTGGACAATTTACCGATAACTCACTCATACAGACCAATCTAGCTGCTTATGTCAATCAGACTATGGGAGACATAGATAACCTTATCAATACCACTCTACCAATGAGTGTCAGAAAGGTCTATCAGTCTATCATTGATGAAAGTGTAGCCAAAGTGGTCACAGGGCTTACTACATCAGACAAAGCTATCTCTGATACAGTCATGAAATGGGCTGAAAAGGGATTTTATGGCTTTACTGATAGCCAAGGCAAGCGCTGGAAAGCTGACACATACGCTAGGCAAGTCATCAAGTCTACGGCTTGGAGAGTCTACCGTGAGGCCAGAAAAGCTCCAGCTGATGAAATGGGTATAGATACCTTTTATTATCACAAAAAGGCCACAGCAAGAGAGATGTGTGCTCCTTTGCAACATCAGATAGTAACTACTGGAGTTGCTAGAACTGAGGCTGGAGAGCGTATCCTTGCTTTAGCTGATTATGGCTACGGTCATCCTGCTGGATGTCAGGGTATAAATTGCACCCATGAGATGACACCATACATCCCAGGGGTCAATTACAAGCCTGATTTGCCCGATTATTTGAAAGACCTAACACCTGAGGAGGCTATAGCAAATGCAAACGTACAGGCTAAACAGAGAGCCCTAGAGAGGTCTATCAGGAAGTCTAAGGAGCTTTTGCATGTTGCAGAAAAGCTAGGAGACAGTGAGCTAATATCTAAATATAAGAGTAAGGTTAGGATGAAACAGGGAGCCATGAGAGGCTTTTTGAGTCAGCACCCTTACCTACACAGAGATTATGCTAGAGAGAAATATTATGATGACCCATTTTCTCAAGCTAAGAAAGAGGTCAGGCTTAGAGAAGAACAAAAGAAAGCTAGAGAGCTTGCTACTAAGCGTGCAGAACTTGATAAAGCTGTGAAAAGTGGTAAAATAGTAAGTGTAT